GTTCTCCAATGGAACCTTTACGCAGCGGTTTAACGCAAGCACCGGGGCAACCATTGATAATACGACAGCAACTACTTTGGCTGATGTTCAATACGTCAATCGTGCTGACCAAGTGCCCGTAGCAAGAACGCCCAGCGCATCTAGTTTTACTGCTTTGGCAAACTGGCCTTCAAACTACAGAACCACTACCCTGAGATCCTTTGGTGATTTCTTGTTGGCTTTGGGCACAGTAGAGGCAGGCACAAACTTTCCTAACCGTGTGAGGTTCTCTGACCCCGTACTGGCAAACCAAATTCCAGCAACGTGGGACGAAACTGACCTTACTAACAGCGCAGGCTTCAATGACCTTGTGCAGATGAAGACCCCAATCATGGATGGCGCCACGTTAGGTGCCAACTTCCTTGTGTATTCTCAAGACCAAGTGTGGATGATGGAGTTCGTAGGTGGTACGTTCATCTTTAACTTCCGCAAGGTCTTTGATGACGCCGGGGTAATCAATCAGAACTGCATAGTCGAAGTAGAAGGGCGCCACTATGTCTTCGACCAAGATGACATCTATGTGACTGATGGCAACACCCGCCAAAGCATATGTGATGGTAGGGTCCGTAAGTACATCTTTGGTGGTATGAACACCTCTCTCACCGCTGAGTGCTTCGTGGTCCACAACAGTGCCCTTGAAGAGATATACTTCTGCTACCACACAGGCGACGATATGGCCTTGTACGCAGATGGCACCCATTGCAACCGTGCAGCTGTCTACAACTACAAAGAAGACGTATGGTCCTTCCAAGACCTCCCCAATGCCGTCAGCGGTACAGAGGCCTCAGTGGACAGTGTGTTCTCCTACGCTGATGCCACCCAAACCTACGACAACATAGGTGGCTCCTACCACGACCAAGAGAGCCAGAATACTCGCAGATCACTGCTTGTTTCCTCTGCTGGCGGCGGTGTAGCCAGTAGCAAGCTCTACGGTATAGACCTAGTAGACCAAGGTAACTTAGCCCAGTCAGTAGACACCTCGGTATCACCAGCCTTTATTCTGGAACGAACAGGCATAGACCTAGATGACGTAGGTATCCCACTCAGTGGCTACAAAGTAATCTCCAAGGTCTTTCCTCAGATGTCGACTGACAACTCAGATGCCACCTTTAGTTTTACCTTTGGTGCAGCTGATACCCCCAATGGCACCCCCAACTATGAGACCTCAGTCACATTTGACTCCAGCGATGAGTACAAGGTGGATACGCGGATTGCTGGCAGATACCTGTCATACAAGCTGACCAGTGCCACCCTAAAAGACTTTGCATTGAGTGGTATGGACGTTGAAGTTGTAGTAACAGGTCGGAGGTAACTCATGTCACTATCTGACAAGATCAACATGCTGGTGTCACCTTACACAAGACGCCAAGCACCCAACCTCAACCCTGACTTCTTGCCCAACTACTTGCAAGAAGAACTACGAGAACTAGAGGCCTCTGTGAGGTCTCTTAGTGATGCAAGTGTGCAAGTGGCAGACAGAGACCCAGAGAGCCCCCGCAAGGGCATGGTGCGCTATGCTGTGTCTCCTTGGAACCCACTAAGCAATGGGACACAGGGGCTAGTTGTCTACAATGGCACGGCTTGGGTTGCAGTTTGAGCAATAGGGTTCCCGTGATTAGCCGCACTGGCAAGTACACGGTGTCACTAGAGCAATGTAGAGGGCTAACGTATATACATTGTGATATTTACACTAAGTGGTCAGCAGCCCTCAAACGTAGGCTACACACCGACTTTAGTAACCTACTAGAGCTATCGGACACACAAGAGTTTTACACATTGAGTGCTCATGATGACCACAAGCACCACAAATTCTTAGGACTTTTTGGCTTTACGCATATGGAAGATGTCCCATGCGAAGGGGGCCTCATAAGACCCCTATATCAAATAAAGAAATCGGAGTAACAAAATGGGTATTGATCCGTTTACTGCACAAATAGGCGCATCCGTGATTGGTGGCGTGATGGGCAAAAAGGGTGCAGACAAGCAAGCCAGAGCACAAGACAATGCAACAGCATCCCAAATGTCTGCTTTTAACCAATACAAACCTTATGTGGACGCGAACCTCCAAGGCTCTCAAGCTGCACTAGGCGGTGTACTAGGCCAAGGTGCTTACGGTGGTCAAACCTTAGCTGGACCCAACGGCTTCCAGACTGGCACAGCCACCAACATGGGCAACATTGGCTCTAACCTCCAGAACTCTGGTTACGGCATGATGAACAATACGTCTGGCTTTGGCTCCAATGCCAACTCCTTGTTCAATCAGTACCAAGGCATGGCACAGGCAGCACAGGATGACCGCCTAGCCACTGCTATGGGCTACGCCAGTGCCAACGCAAACCCGTTGGTTGACTCTGCGATGCGTGATGACCGCCGCAACCTACAAGAGAACACTCTGACAGGCATAGACCTAGCAGCGAGTAACTCAGGCAACATGAACTCTAGCCGCGCTGGTGCTGCTGAAGCAGTAGCCAACCGCGCCTTTGATGACCGCCGTGCTGATGTCGCACTAGACGTACAAGACAGGCTCATTGACCGCAGCCTTGCCCAACAGTCACAGCAGTTCTCTGATCGTGGTAATGCGTTGCAAGGTGCAGGCATGGCCAACGAAGGCATCCAGAATGCTTACACCCAAGGTCTAAATACACTGGGGCAGGGTGCCAACTTCGGTATGAACGCAGGCAACTCTCTGCAAGGGTATAACCAAGCTGGCCTCAATGATGCACAGGCTGCTTTCGAGCGCCAGCGTGACTTTGAGATGCAGCAACGTCAGGGCTACCAGTCAGGTATTCTTGGAAAGGCTCCCGCCAGCGTAGGCAGCATTACTGCAAACAAGGTTGACCCATTCCAAGCTGCCATGGGCGGTGCCATGGGTGGCTTTGGGTTCCAGCAGCAATATTTCCCTCAGCAGGCTTCAACTGCCCCTACACGCAGTTTGCGCCCACAGATGCGCCCCTTCGGAAGGGCATAGGAGGTAGATAATATGGACCCTTTACTTACAAACTCCAGCTTTATTGCGATGGCAAAGTCCACAGGACGTACACCAGAGGAGCATCTAGCAAGCCTGTCCCCAGAATTTGTGGAAGCAACTAGGAAGATACTTCTGGGTGTTAATCCTGAGACACCAGCTCCAGTCCTTGAAAGCGTAACAGTGCCAGAAGGTTTCCATCGGATGCCTGATGGCTCTATAATGGCTAACTCTGAGATGTCAGCTCCCGTACTTGAGAGCGGCCCAGCAGCTGGTGTGGGAGAAGAGCCCGGTGTTCTCATGCGCAGTGAGCAAAACCTTGCCCAAAAGAACATTGGTGAGCGCCAGTTATTAGAAGGTAGGATTGCTGATCTTGAAGGCTCTGTGGACACCCAAGCAGATGTTGCACGACTTCAGCAAATGAAGCAGCAACTGATTGACTTAGGTGGTTCTGTTGAAAGCAACCAAAGCACAACTCAGTATGATGATGCAGCACAAATCTACTTACAAGGCTTACGTCAAAAGCAAGAACAGGCAGCAGCAGTTGCTCCAGATGTAAGGGCAGCAGAAGCTGAGATTGCAAGCAGCGAAGGACTACTATCTTCTGGTACATTGCCACCTGAGATGATGGCCAGTGTGCAGGCTCGTAAAGCAGCGGCAGAGGCCGCACTTGCCTCTGGCAATACAGCCCGTGATACTCGTGTCGCTGAAGTTACTAGCCGCACCCTATCATTAGATAACCCAGTAAACGGCAATGTCGCTAATAACTTAGGACCTGTTCTTCAAGCTAACCCTAACGAACAGCCGGGTGCAGACCCTGCGATGTACACTCCTGTACCCGTATTGACACCTAACCCGTCTGCTATTGGTGCAGCTGATCCATATGCTCCACCAAACCCTGCACCAAATACACGCTTTCAGCCAACACTGGATCGTCCAGAACCCGGTATGAATGGAGCAAGTGACTACAGTAACCCTGTCCTCATTGACACCACTACCCCAACTACTACCACTGATAATACTACTGCCAATATAACAGCACCACAGTTACCAGCATTAAGTAGCGTAGGATCAACTGCCCCTCGTGCCCCAGCCCTATCAAGAGGCGCAGGTAACATGACATCTAATGCCCGTGGTTCCTCTTTAGGTATGGTGCCAAGAGGCGAGAGCCTCATCCGCATTGGCGGTGCTATGTATTCTGGTGCCCTCCAAGGTGATGGTCTTGGTGCAGCTACTCGTGAGTATGGTTCCATACAGGATGCCAACCGCAAGGCTGAAATTGATGCT